CGAACGATGATATTGAATGTCACGTTGTCGGGCAGTTGACGAGACAAGGCAATCCGCCCACAAGTACTGCCGATATGGCTGACGTTGCTGTGATTGGCTGAGTTGCTGCGCTTGCGGTTGTTGTTTGTGGCCTGCGTCGGTGGAAACTCCGGCGCGGGTTTTAGGAATCGAAAATGATTGAGGTTCGCGATCCGCAATTCGACGCGAAGAAGTTGGGCCACTCGCAGTTCGGCGAGGAGGGGATTGTCGAACATGCCCTGGCGTGGATCGGAGTGAAGAATCGCTGGTGTTTCGAGGTGGGCGCAAGTGACGGCGAAACATTGTCGAACACTAAATACTGGCGCGACCAGGGATGGGACGCCGTTTTGATCGAGGCAAGCGAGGGCAGTTTTCAAAAACTTAAATCGAGTTGCCGGGAAAACGAACGAGCGGTCCAGTGCAAGATCGAGCAGTACGATCTGGATCGCATCCTGGCCGAGCACGGCGCGCCGCGCGATATGGATTTTGGCAGCCTGGATATCGATGGTCAGGATTGGCATTGCTGGAGCGGCATGACCGAGTACCGCCCGCGAGTGATGATCGTGGAGATCGCCACGGGTGGGCCGGGCACGGTGCCACCGCTCGGCGATCCAGGGCAGGCGGGAATCCACGAAATTGATCGCCTGGCGTATGCCAAGCATTATACAAGGGTTGGACAAACACATTGCAACGCTATCTACGTTGCGGACGAGGCGAAACCTAAATGAATCAGGAATCGGCAACGGTCAGCGAAGAGAAACAGACGACGGGCGATCCTGTCCGTCTGAATATCGGTGCAGGTCCGACTCGGATCGCAGGTTGGACGCCCATCGATAGGCGAATGGGCACCGAGGCGTTCCCGCTGCCCCAGGAGTACGGGGCCGGCACGGTGGACGAAATCCGCGCCAGTCATTTGCTGGAACATTTCCCATTTTCCGACCGAACTGACGATCCATCCGCGGCACAGGTTCTCAGTCACTGGGTGGATCGACTCAAGGCGGGCGGGCGCATTCGTCTGTCGGTCCCGAATATGGATCGGATAAACGAGTTGCGGAAAAGGGGCGACGACCGATGGGCGTATTACCTGATGGGCGGCCAGACAGACGGCAACGATGTGCATAAATCTGTCTGGACGCAGGAAAGCCTGTCGGAACTGATGACGCAAACGGGGTTGGGCGAAATTCAAACCTGGACAAGCGACAATACCGACACGGCAAGTCATCCGTGTTCGCTGAATCTTGAGGGCCGGAAGTTGGCAGAATCAGAGCGACCGAAAAACGTTCAGCAGGACATGAAGGTCGCGGCGTTTATGAGCATTCCCAGGCTTGGATGGAACACGCACTGGGGATGCACGTTCGACGCACTGATGGCATTCAAGATTCCGCTGCGGCGTGCAACCGGCGCATTTTGGGGCCAGTGTCTCCAGAACCTTTTTGAGCACGCGGTTGAGGATGATTTGGACTGGATTCTCACGATTGACTATGACAGCGTTTTCACCAAAACGCACCTGGATCAAATGCTTCAGACCTTCGCGCATAATCCCGAGATCCACGCGCTGGCGGCAATGCAGGCGCGCCGCGAGGGCGATACGCCGCTGGCGACGGTGGAGGGGAAAACCAGAATTGAAATGGGCCATGATCCGGTACAGGTCACCACGGCGCATTTCGGCCTGACGCTCATTCGGGTCGAATGCCTGCGCCAGATGCCTCAGCCCTGGTTCATGGCGATTCCGAATTCGTCCGGCGGATACGACGATGAGAAACGCGACGACGCAGTACAGGACCGATTACAGGAGTTGCGGCGATGGGCGAATATTCCCGACGACAATCACGGGCGCCTGGATTCGGACATTTGGTTCTGGCACCTGTTCCGCCAGCATAAATTTAACGTGTTCATGCACCCGGAAGTGAGGATCGGGCACCTGGAAGAGAAGGTGCTCTGGTTCGATGAGAATATGGAAACGCGCAGCACATACATGCGACAATTTCGGGCCGAAAATGACATGCCCGTCGAAAGGAAACGAAGATGATGAAACGAGTTCGACTAGTGCGGCAATGGCTGAAGCATTCGCGCGGCGATTTGATCTCAGTCAGCGAGGATCAGGCGCGCTGGCTGGAAAAGAAAACGCATAAAGGGGGACAGATCGGAGTCATTGAGGGCGATCTGCACGATCCTGACAATACGGAAAACGCCGCCAACAATAAATCGGAGGAAAGAGGCGTCCTGCCGCGGCACCGGCAGGGGAAAACAAAACGAGGGCGCGGACGCCCCAAGATGCAAACCGAAAGGGTATAAAAATGCCTAAATTCTTCACCGCCGAAAATACCGTTACCGTTTACCGAATCGCCACCCTGGCGTTGTTGATTTACCTGACGGCAAAACTGGGAGGCTGACGATGGGCCTGACCATGAGCGTTCCACCGACGCATGAGCCGGTCAGTCTTGAGCAGATCAGGACCGACCGGCGCGTTACTGACGAATCCGAGGAAAGCTACATGATGCTGCTGAACGCGGCGGCGCGTAGCTACGTTGAGGGCGCGACCACTCGGCAGTTGGTGGACGCCACCTACGTTTTCACCTTGGATACCTTCCCGACTGAAATCCGCCTGCCGCGTCCGCCGCTGGACTCTGTCACGTCGGTCCAATATATCGACACAGACGGCGCGACCCAGACCCTGGCCGCCAGTGTTTACACCGTGCTCACTGACGATTTGCAGGAGGGGCGAATAACCCTGGCGTATGACCAGACCTGGCCGACAACGCGGGACGTGCCGAACGCCGTCACGGTGACGTTCGTAGCTGGTTACGGAACCGAGGCTGATGTGCCGGCGACGTTCAAAAAATCCATCCTGTTGCTGGTCGGCGAAATGTTTGAGCAGCGCGAGACAATAGTGACGAGCGGAGTGGTCAAACAGGTGCCGACCCTGGATCGATTGCTATGGCTGGACCGAGTTGTACAGGTGGTATGAAATGCAATCGGGAAAACTGCGACACAAATCGCGAATCGAAACGCCGACCGTCAGTCGAGATACTGATTATGGTGACGTGACCGAAACCTGGGCCACGCTCGGAAACGGCGAGGTCTGGGCTAATATAAGACCTATCAGCGGCGTGGAACGATGGCAAGCGAACGCGGTAGATCCTGCCGTCACGCACAAAATCACGATCAGATACCACGGCACCGTCAGGCCCAAGGACCGCATCGTCTACAACTCGCGATATTTCAGAATTCTGTCGGTGCTCGATATTGACGAACGAAACGAAACGACCGAGATCACCGCGGTGGAGGAAATTTGAATGGCAGCGTCGGGCATGAAAATGTCATTGCAGGGGGAGAAGGAATTGATCCGGTCGCTCAAAAAGTTCAAGGGCAGCGTGGTCAAAACGGTAATGATAGGCGCGGCACGCGATGCAATGAAACCGATGACCCAGGCCGCGAAGGCGAATGCCAGGCAGATTCGCGTCACTGGATTACTGGCGAAATCAATCGGTGTAGTCGCGCGTCGGTACAAGTCGGGAAATGTATCAATTGTCCTGGGGCCGCGAACCGGGTTCAGGACGATTATCGACGGCAAGCCTCGAAACCCGGCGAATTACGGGCACCTGGTGGAATTCGGAACATCGACCGCGGCACCTAAATCGTTTTTGCGCCGAGCGTATGACAGCAAGCGGACGGCAGTATTCAACGGCATGGCGGGATTTGTATCGAGGCGAATTGCCAAGGCAGTGGAAAAGGCGCGTGCCAAATGAGCCTGAAAGTCGAAAAGTCAATTTATGACCAACTGGCGGCAACGTCTGCGGTGACGGCGCTTGTCAGTACTAATATCTTTTTCGGCAACGCCGCGGAGGGAACTGCCTTTCCATACATCACCTTGATCCGCATCAGTACCGACGCGGTCTCGGTATCTAGCGGCGCAAATACGAACAAGACAACGAACGCCACTATCCAGGTGGACATTTTCGCGCGCACTTATTCATCGGCAAAAAATGTAGCTGGCGAGGTGCGTACCAGTTTGTACGGATTCAGTGATACAGGGGGCGACCCTCAACTGGCTCCGACGCTCCTGGTGGGCGAATTCGATGACATGGACGAACCGAAAACCGGCAGGGGCAGACCGATATACAGAGTTTCTCAGGATTACAGCGTATGGTTCGCTGATTAATGAAAGGGGCAAAAAATGCCAAATGACGCTTTTAATGGTACGACGTTAACGTGGCCGACAACAGACACGACCGTGGCGGATGTGCTCAGTTTGGATTTTGGCAATTCTGCCGAGGCGATTGATGTGACCTCCTCTGAGGATTCCATTCATACCTATGTCACGGGGATCGAAGATCCAGAACTAACCATCGAGATCGTGGGCGGTCCTGCGACAACGAACGAAGCAGTCGGGGTTTCTGGCGCGTTAGAGATATCGTGGTTCGACGGCACGACTGATGACATTGCTACCGCAGTGATAACGGAAGTGAGCACGAGCGGCGGAATCGACGACAAAATCAGCACAACGCTGACATTCAAACCAACGCCATAAAACGAGGACAACGATGGCATTGAACAAAGATGAGATATTGGGATGCGAGGATCTGGAAGTGCTCGCCGTTGCAGTTCCTGAATGGTCGGGCGAGATCCATCTGCGGACAATGACCGCCGCGGATCGCGACGCCTTTGAAACTACTGTAGCGGGCACCGGGGACGGGCGTAGCCTGGAGAATATTCGCGCCAGGATGCTGGTTCGGGTCATTTGCGACTCAAAGGGCAAGCGGATTTTCAAGGACGGCGATGCCGCGGCGCTAGGCACTCGCAGCGGGATCGTTCTGGACCGTTTATTCGATTCGGCCAGGGCGCTCAACAAAATCGGAGAGGAAGAGGTAGACGCCGCGGTGGAAAAATGAAACGCCACCCGGTGCGAATGTTCTATCACCGGCTGGCGATTGCCCTGGGAATGACGGTCGGCGAAATGCTGCGAAAAATGAGCAGCAGCGAAATGGCGGACTGGATCGCGTTCTGGCGTCTTGATCCCTGGGGCGAAGAACGCGCCGACCTGCGATCAGGAATAATCGCCGCAGTGACGGCGAACGTATGGTCGGGGAAAGGGCGCAAGGCAAAACCGGCGGACTTCATGCCGAATTTTGTCGAGCCGGATCGTCCGCGTCAATCGATGGAATCGCAAAAGGCGATATTTAGCCAAGCCGCAGTAGCGTTCAGTCGGGTTCGGGAACGAAGACAGGGTTCTAATGGCTAAGAAAAACGTCGGGAAACTCAATGTAATCCTAAACGCCATCACCGGGCCATTCACGCGAAAAATGAAGGGCGCTGGAAAAACGGTGCGGGGGTTCCAGGGATCAGTCGGGGCGAGCGCCAAGAAACTCGCCGGGTTCGGCGTTGCGTTAGCTGGAATAGGCGCGGGGGTTGGCCTTACCGCGATGGTGAAAGGA